CGTTTCTGCAAACCGACGCCAAAGAATTACAAAGTGCGCCGCTATACGAGTGAAACGCACCCCGAAGACTGGAAACGCTTTCTGAACTACGCCCGTAAAGACGTCGAGGCAATGCGTGAGGTCTATTGGGCTATGCCTACGTGGGGAAATTCTGAATTCGAAGACCGCGTGTTAGAGCTGGACATTAAAATCAATGACCGGGGCTTTTACGTGGACACGGCTTTAGCGAATGCCGCGATTGCTGCTGTAACAGCGCACAAAAAGGAACTCCAACAGACCGCGCAAGATAACCACGGCAGCAGCTTAACAGGCGCGTCGTTCCTGCCGACTCTGCGCGAGTTAGCGCCCGCGCACCAAGTACCGAATGCGCAGAAATCCACGCTGAACGGTTTACTAGACGATGAAGACTTGCCAGACGAGGCTCGAGAGCTCATAGAAATGCGCCTGGGCGCTTCTTCTACCGCCTCGACTAAGTATCACCCTTTACTTCGCGGATTGTCTAAAGATGGGCGTCGTCGTGGCTGTTTGCAGTACGGCGGAGCTAAACGGACGTTGCGTTGGTCTGGAAAATCTTTTCAGCCGCAGAACTTAGCGCGAGGGTATTATCACGATAAGGATTTAGAACGAGGTATAAAAGCGTTACTACGAAGCCGAGCGCATAGACGGTTTGATGTGGCTAAATTGGCCGCATCGACGGTTCGGTCGTGTGTTGCGCCAGAATCTGGAAACAAGTTCACTGTTGCCGACTATTCGAATGTGGAAGGGCGCGGGCTTGCTTGGTTAGCTGGAGAAGAAAAGACGCTCGATGTTTTCCGAGCAGGTACAGACCTTTATAAAGTGCTCGCCTCGTCAATGTTCAAAGTTAATTATGACGACGTAAATAAAGACCAGCGCCAAGTCGCCAAAGCGTGCATTTTAGGGCTTGGCTATGGCGGTGGAGTCGCCGCGTTTTTAACATTTGCTAAAAACTTAGGGCTAGACCTGCTAAAACTGTCTGAGGATATGGACGGAACTTTCCCCGACCACATATGGAAAGCGGCGCTAAAAGGATTTGAATTCGCCCGTATTCAGGAAAAGAACAAACGCGCACCGAAAGGACAGAAAGCCGAACGTCCATCCTACGATTTGCCTAAAAAGGTCTGGTTAACATGCGATTCAATCAAGCGCATGTATCGCGAATCAAATCCACATATCCAACAATTCTGGTGGGATTTAGAAGAGGCGGCAGTTAATGCCATCCGTAATCCGGGTAGAGATTACTGGGCTGGCGCTCGTGTGCGTACAGACGGCAACAGGGCGATCCGAATCACCCGCCCGTTAGATGGTAAAAATCCGAGCTGGTGGCTTAAAGTAGAGCTGCCGTCTGGACGCATTTTGTCTTATCCAGGTATCGGTTTGTCTGTTGAGATTGAAATAGACGAGGACTCTGGCAAAGAAAACAAGCGAACCAAAATTAGATATCAGGGCGAAAACCAGACAACACGCCAATGGTCTACCCAGTACACATATGGCGGAAAACTAGCAGAAAACTGCATAAGTGGGGATATGCTGATATTGCAGGAGCATATGGGTTTAATGCCGCTACATCGCGCCAATCCTAACTTTAAAGTGTGGGACGGCTTGGAATTTGTAACTTTTGATAAATTAGTTTATAAAGGTAAACAAACCGTAATATCAAAATACGGTGCTATACTTACGCCAGACCACAAAATTCTAACCAAAGAAGGATGGACGGATGCATCATCGTGCGAAAGACATAACAGGATTACGTGTTGGTTACCTAGTGGCGTTACGCTGGGTGGGCTCAGATGGGAAAAAATCAATATGGGAGATAAAATGCGACTGCGGAAAAGTCGTAACAATGCCAGCAACAGAATTGATAAAGCAGCAAAAGCGAGAGGTAACGGCATCATGCGGTTGTATGAGGAAGGTAACAATAGGGAAAAAACAACAAACGCACGGCATGTCAAATCATCCCGCATTCTCCGTATGGAGGTCAATGGTAGACCGTTGCCGTTTACCAACGCATCAAGCTTGGAAAAACTACGGAGGACGCGGGATAACGGTTTGTGCCAGATGGCAGGAAAGTTTCGAGAACTTCTGGGCGGATATGGGTCCTACTTATCGAACCGGAAAGGATTTAAACAGAAAAGACAACAACGGCAGCTATTGCGCCGAGAATTGTCGCTGGCACTCGCGAAGAAAAAACGCGAACAACAGGCGAACAACCCGTTTAATGAATACGCCTCTGGGATTAATTTCAGTGGCAGAAGCGGCGCGACGTTACAAAATAAATTATTCAACGCTTCTCTACCGGTTAGACAATGGGTGGACGCACGAGCGCGCGCTGACGTCTACGACTTAGTGAATTGTGGCCCGCGTAACCAATTTGTTGTGTTTGGTAATGATGGCCCGGTAATCGCGCACAACTGCACTCAAGCACTTTGCCGCGACTTATTGGCTAACGCCTTGCTGAATGTTGAAGAAAACGGTTATCCAATCGTGTTGCACGTTCACGACGAAATTATCACTGAAGTTCCTGACACAGACGAATATTCAGTCAAAGGTTTGGAAGAATTAATGTGCACGCTTCCAGACTGGGCACAGGGATTTCCTTTAGCCGCAGAGGGCGCTTGCATGAAAAGATACGCCAAATAACAAATAAATATTTGCAACCAACAAATATAAGCGCTAGTATTAAAACACGATAACAAAACAGGGTTTTGAACGATGTCAGCAAGTGATAACGCTATTGTCAGATATGTGATTAATAACGCGCCGGTGTTACGCTCTGAAGTGTGCGCGGCGCTTAAATGCCGTAAGCAGGCGGTAACGGAGGCGGTAAGCTACGCCATGCGTTACGACGACCAGTTTCATTTAACCATCTCAATGGAAGTGCTAGGAAAAGCGAACTTCGGCAACCGTGCGGACGATATCCGCTTTACGGTTCGCCCGAGTGCTTTTAGTTTGGCACAGGCATTCATCAGGAAACCATTATGCAAAAAGCGCAAACATTAACGCCGGAACTAGCACGGCAAATGCTACACAACGCGGCGTTCTTCATTGAACTGAAACGAAAAGCCTTAAAACGCGGATTATGTAGTAAAGACGACTGGGAGAAACTTCAGCAATACGAAAAAGAAGCTGAAATGTTAAGAAACTGGCTACAGGAGCACGACGATGATCATCTCAACACTGATTTACCCAAATAGCGCCCGCGCCAATCCTTGCGTTACTGGGCATAGCTCAATGGCTGATGCCGTGAAAGCGTTGTCCGAAGATTGGCCCATCAAACCCACGTCTATCGGCCGCACTGTTACGTTGCGCGATTATGACGGTTATGCGCTGTTACTCGAAACGTCTGAATTAGTCGGGGGCACTCATGCTTAAACAATTCTTACAGGGCGCGGGTTTATTCCTCGCCTTTTTTATCATCTTTTATCTGGTAGGCTACTTTTTCGCGGGGGTTGCATGATGGGTATTATCCTACTTAGCGCAATATCCGTATTGCTTGGCGGAACGTATGGATTTTTATGCGCGCACGTATGGCAAAGCGGGTTCCCTAGAATCGCAATATTTATCGCGGAATCAACTGCTTTTGTACTGTACTTGCTATGGCGGTACTCGGTATGACGCCTGAAGGAAAGGTACAAAAATTCGCGATGGACGAATTTAAAAAACGCGGCGCATTAGTTCGCAAAATTTCATATGAGGGGCGTCGAGGATGCCCCGACTTATTAGTTGTGATTAACGGGTTCGTGTTGTTCTTAGAGATGAAAAAATCAGCCGATACTGAAGCCGCAGAACACCAGAAACGGGAGCACATGCGCCTAGTAAAGAAAGGCGCGACAGTTCATGTCGTCGGTGACGAGCGGCAAGTAATGACATTGGTTGCTAAATATTGCGGCATGACGTAGACTATTGGTTGCAACCACACTACAAGAATAAATTCATGAAAAAACCAAAGCCGAAAAAGTTAGCCGAAACAATCACACAACGGCAGCTCACCCTTTTGAAAAAGGTCTGCAACGTCTGCGAGAAAGAAAAGCCGTTGGCGGAGTTTAGCAAGTACATCGGTAAATCGTGCCGCAGTGCCGACGGCTTCCGCACCACTTGTAAAAGTTGCCGTAGTAAACGCGAGGCGGAGCGGTTGCGGGTTAAACGCACTTTAGTAAAAGATGTAACAAAGCTGAAGGATAAATCGTATTATGGCGAAATTTAAACGACGCCCTTATCAAAAAGAAATTACTAAATTCGTGATTGAGAATTGTCGCTGCAATATTTACGCGACGATGGGCTCCGGGAAGACCAGCTCAATAATGTGGAGCATCGACAGGATGCTTCATACAGGTGACTTGCGAGACTGGGACGGAGAAACCGGCGACCGCGTTTTAATACTGGCGCCGTTGCGCGTTGCGTCAGATACATGGCCGAAAGAGCAATTAAAATGGAACTTTCGTAATGTGCGCATCGCGGACGCAACCGGAAAAGAAGCAGACCGCATCCGTGCATTGAATAGCGACTCGAATATCATCGCTATTAATTACGAGGTGATTGACTGGTTAATCGACTACTACGGCGACGCATGGCCATTCACTATGATTGTTGCCGATGAATCAACCAAATTAAAATCGTTCCGCAGTCGCTCTGGCGGCAGCAAACGTGCCAAAGCACTGAGCAAAGTAGCCTTTAAAAATGTGAAACGATTCGTTAACTTAACCGGTACGCCGTCGCCAAACGGGCTAAAAGACTTATGGGGTCAAAACTGGTTTATTGACGCAGGCGAGCGCCTCGGGTCATCTTATTCGGCGTTTACAGACAGATGGTTCTCGTCGGTATCGAAAGGCGGGCATCCGGCAGCGCGTGAGTATTCCCCACGAAAAGGCGCTGATACAGAAATTCATGAGAAACTAGCGGATATCAGCCTCACTATCGACGCCGCAGAGTATTTCGGTTGCGACGAACCTGTCACTATTCCGGTCGTCGTGACGTTGCCGCCGAAAGCGATGAAAGCCTATCAGCAGATGGAAGAAAAGCTATGCGCAGAACTAGAGCGGGGGGAAGTCGAAGCGGCGAACGCTGCGGCTAAAACATCGAAGTGTTTACAGATTGCGTCCGGTGCGGTGTATGTGACCGATGAAGACGGCGAGTCGACAGGCGAATGGGAACGCATTCACGACGCGAAACTGGACGCGCTTGATTCTATTATTGAGGAGTTAGCCGGAGCGCCGTTGTTAGTCGCGTATCAATACAAACACGACTTAGCGCGTATCCTGAAGCGATTCCCGCAGGCCGAAGCACTCGCCAAAGGTAAACGCGGCAACAATCAGATTGACGCTTGGAACCGGGGAGAAATGCCAGTTTTATGCGTTCATCCCGCGAGCGCGGGACATGGGCTTAACTTACAAGATGGCGGGCATCACCTGGCGTTTTTCAGTCCTACGTGGAATTTCGAGCACCACGCGCAGATAATCGAACGTATCGGACCTGTGCGCCAGATGCAAGCGGGGCACCCGCGACCGGTATTTTTGTACATGATTCAAGCGGATAAAACGCTCGACGGGCTTGTTGCCGAGAGGGTTATTAGTAAAAAGTCTGTGCAGGATTTGCTAATGGACTACATGAAGAAAAAAGCCCCGTAAGGGGCTTTTATTTAGAATGTTCGTGATACTTCTCGATATACAGACCCGCCGATATATTTGAAGGTTATTGAGTCCCCCGCCGTTGCCGTAGTTGCATTAGTAGACCCCTTTAATAACAATGCGGCGTTATGCTGGAAAACAGTACCGGCTACATTGCAAACAACGGTTATATCCTTTGTCGGATTTTTCGCACCAGTAGTTATACTCGTAATCGTGCCCGCGCCCGCCAAGGTAACCAGATTGGCACGAATGCCCGTAAGTATAACTGCATTCGCCGTTATCACCGTAGCCGCCGTTAGGTCGGCAGTACATAGCGGGGTATTATTAGCAAATACTAAATCGGTCGGCATATCTCCGATAAACCAAATATCTCCCGTACTATACCAAGAACCCCCCGCGTTTAACCGGACGCCAGTTACTTGAACATCTTTCAAGAAACCTTCCGTAGTTGCTGTTGATAACTTAGACCCGGTAGTTGGCAATTTTATCAGTACATTATTAAAAATGAGACTCTCACACGCCGAAACACCCGCGTAATGGAATGATGCAGAATTAGAGGAGGCTACGATGGATATGTATTCCCCTCCAGAAATGGCTAGTGTCCCGCAACCCTGGTTATCAATCCATGCCTCGCCAGTGGTGTCGCTGTTGTAAACAATGCAATTATTTAGAACGATTTCAGTCGTGTTCTTGATGCGTCCAAGTCTTGTTGCTACGTTAATATGTGTATTTGAAATCATGTATAACGGCGGAACATACACGGAGGTATTAGCATCGGACAGGAACATAAATCCGGTGTTACAAACAGCTTCACCACCAGAGATTCGAATGCCTTCTACGCCAGATGTGGCCGCTGCCGAGGTATGCGCGTAGTACGCGACATCAACGGAGTACATCATGGTATTGACAACATCATGCGATACGCTAGATGCAGAGCCTTCCCACGCGATACCATAAACACCGGCATTAGCGATGGAGGTGATAAAGCAATTATCGGTGACAGTATAGTTGCAGTTGTTAAATGAAATGCCGCCGAACCAGGTATTAGAACCGCCGGTTCGGGCAATGTATAAATTATTTAATTTTACCTGGCCGGAATTTGTGACAGAAACGGCAATCCCCGATGTCTTAACGTCGGGGGTCATTATCGAGAAATTGCCAATGTCCGTAATATTTGTTGTGGTAATACTGAAGCCGTTGATATTACCAGTAAAATATAAATTACAAAGTGATCGCCCCGGACCCGCTATGACAACCGGATTGGTTCCGGAGTATGTTAGCGTAGCGGTTAGATAGTATTCGCCCGGGTCTAGACGCAATATCTTTTTATTTGCGATGGCGTAAGCTAACGCTTTTTGGTGCGCTGTCGTGTCGTTTGTCGAATTACCGGCACCCCCAATCGCGCCAAACATCGTCGGGGTAACAAAACCGCCGACATCACGAACCCATCGGCCTGTTGTGGTACCTGTAACCTGAATTACAACGCCACCATCATCCGCAACGGTAGAGGCAGCATCCCATGTAAACCAACCACTGCCGAGGTTGGTCCCGGTATTATACTCTCGAATATACGCTCGTTTTCCGGTTGCGGTTCCCGCTACCAGTTTTAACGCGGCCATAGTGGGGAAAGTACCGATCAAGGATAATCCGGAATTACTCGCCAATTCCTGGCGTAATAAATCCCCGCTGCGGTCAACCCAGTTACCCTCCGAGACAGGTGTCGGTGTACTACCGGCAGCAACTACTTTTGGAAAAGCACCCGACCAACTATAATACAGACCGTTGTATAATAGCGTTTGTCGGGCGTTAACCAGCGTATACCCCGCCGCAAAAGTGCCTACATTTAGAAAAGCAATATCGCGCACAACAGCAGGAACTGTTTTTTGCACTTGGCCGGTCACTTGATTCGTTGCGGTATCGATATCCGCGCCGCCAACTATCCCCCCAGATTTACCGGTGATCACTTCGGCAAAAAACGTGCTATGTTTTTTGTCCGTTTCTAAATCCGCAATCGTTAAAATGTCCGTCATAAAAATACCTTTTTAGTTGAAACCATTACTAAATCCGTTGCTGAATCCGCCAAAAAACGCAGGAACGCCGTCATATAAATAAAAATCGTCGGAATAATTATACCCTGTTATTTTTACAGTGCGATCGTCAGACGGCTCTACTGTAGAAACTATAATATGCTGGCCCGCATGTAGATCATCGCTGCCGAATGAAAATTCAGTTTTTAGCGCGGAATTACCGGTATAAACCGGTTCTTCTAATGCGGTTTGCAAAATCACTTGCCGGTCATTAGCGCCTTGAGTCACGAGGGCACTTTGAACAGAGCCGTCGCGTTTCTTCAATATAACAGAGTGGCCTAGCCCCGCCGTAAACGTCACCGGCTGTGATAAGGTCAATTTTAAGCCATCAACAGCAACCACATATCCGTCATACGGGGCGACACGTGAGCCTTTAACAACGGACACGGTGCGACCTACTTTAGCCAGTGCGCCTTCTTCTAAAGCGGTGAACTCGACGGAAACTTTGCTTAAAATATTCTTTTGGTGCCGTCTGTGCGCCAACCAGTAAGCCTGCTGGTAGTTACGCACGCCTTTAGCTGTGTATTTATCCGTATTTTCCCCGCCTGTTGACGGGATTTTAATCGTGGCTTGTGTGTTTGTATCAGGGTCGATGTATTGATATTCCAGCGAGTCAAATGCGCTTCGGTCATTAAAACTGCGTAGCCATTTTTCACCGGAGGGCGCTTTGCTTCGATGTGTAAATATCATAGAAGGACCAGCGCGTGGACGCTCGAAGTCTAATAAAATGCTGTGTCCTTGTCGATACGCTTTACAGAAAATAGCGTCTGCGATGGTGGATATAATATCCTGCGCGGTTGTTTCGTAGGTATCGAACGTATAACAGAATTGTCCAGCAGCAGAATTATTAAAATAAGTCTCTATTTCTGTCTGCGTGGCCAGTAGAGCGTCCATGTTTGCAGTAGATAGAGTTAATCCACCAACAACCGGATCACGTAATAACCGAATTAACGATTGCACGGCACTGGTATTTTCAGTTAATACCGTATCAAATACGCCAGCCCCGAGATATTTATAAACAAGTTCCGTCGTCATCAGCGCCAGTTTTGGGGCTTTTAATGATGTTGCCCGTACAGTCTGTTTTCGTGCCGTATGCACAGTAGTCCGGTTGCCGTAGTGAGCCGTTGTGTCGCGTGTTTGTCCGTATAAATTGACATATTTAATTTCGTCGACAACAGAGCCTTTATAACTCAAATCCTGGTTATTTACTCTACGGCAACGAACACGACAAAATGATGCTGTTGGCAGGACAGCTATAATACTCATACCACGCGAATCACTAGAGCGGCCAGTCATTGTTTGTTGAGCGGAATAATAAGGCCCGTAGGGATTTCCGCTATCATCTAGCAACTGATATTGCATTTCGGCGGTAACAGACGCCTGTTTTTTAGTTGCGTTATCTGGTGTTTTATATAAACCATTTTCCGCGCTAATATTAGCAACAATACGTGTTTGTTTAATAGAGTTTAACGTCACCCATTCTGAAAAACTTGCTTCGACTAAATCCACGGGGCCTACCGTTGTGGACTCACTTGATTCTAATGTCATTTCACCCGTTAATTTTTGCCATTCGGCTAAATTCCATGAAACATTTAGCGAAATATCAAATTCACTAACCGCCGTTACTTCATAATCACCAGATAGTGTGGCGAAGATCGGCAACAACAAGTTAGGGTCTATCCCCAAGTATACGCGAGCATTAGATACTCTGGCCGTGTCGCCAATTGATATTAATGAACTGAATTCTGCATCGCCGGTTGCGTCTGTAATAGTTCCGGTTATACCTGCTAGTTTAACGGTAGCAATATTAGATAAATAAGACTGTAAATCGTTAGGCGCTTTTAAAGTCGGCCCATCAATCTCGTTAGAGGAAACAGTTATAAATAATGGCTCTGTGATGGCGTCGCCTACTAATGTTTGAGGAGTTCCACTATTTGGGGAAGTATAAGGCGCATATACAGCAGCGGAAGATCCAGAAATATCCTGTAATTTAGTATCTCCATCAGTGATACCTTCAGCAGGTGTACTTAAATACCCACGCCCGATATCGTAGAAACCAAATTCAATCGCTTTACCGGAGTTGTTATATAATGTGTAATCCTGCATCAAATTAGACGGGATACATTGTACGGTGCCGCAAATATCATATGATCGCAGATATGGCCTGGACTTGTTTTTTCTGTCGGTAAGACTATTATTCGGGCTTTCAGCTTGAGAGTTTGGCGTAGACGTACTAGCAGGAGTCGCGAATAGTTTCATGATTGGTTTTAAAACGTTACCAATAAACCTAAACACGCCTCCACCAGCGCCTTCGATGATATAAAAAATACCGTCAGATTGAAGCGCATCATAATTTTCAGTGACATCGTTCGACTCACAAACGGAATCTTTATAAATTTTGAAAGGAACACCGTCAGGTATGTTCTCCAGTACAAACGGCATCGGTTCGCCTTCATGTTTTGTGCTAACAAATGCGCCATCTTTCTGCGTGTAATGTTCGATTATCGCCAAAATTCTACCTCCGTATAAACTGCTTTCAGGTCAGCCAATGGCTCATATTTAACCTGTTTAGCAATGCGTTCACAATGGCTTACATTACCGCCATGATATACGCCAGAATGCCATACAATGCGTCCCGCGTGTTTAAATCCTAAGAGAACAATATCGAAGTCTTCAGGGATTTGCTGCCGTACTAAGCCTTTTGAGTTTTTATGCCCTGAATCGAATGCATAATTGATCAGCATCGGATTTGCAACGTTGAAATCAGGCGTGGCTAACCCCGCATCATGCCGAACTTTCGATACGTGATGCCAGCAATTGTAGGTTCTGAAATTATACGCCTTGCCCGTATAGTCCGTAATATTCATGACAACAGTCCACGCAATAATGGGATATCCGTAGGCGTAGCTAAAATACCCGTTGGTCGCTCATTCAAACGCGGCACACCGACTTCTGCGGTAAAGATACCTTTAGACTGTGACAGGCTCTGTAAATCGTAGGCAATCGGGCCAACGCATGGATATGATAAATCTGTACTAACATATCGTCGAAATGTAAACACCGGCCACTCTAGATTATCTAGCGGGATGTTTTGCATTTCATCGTCTAATAAATTACCTACATCCGGCAATGTGAACGAGGCCTGCTGGTCTAAATCATTGCTGTTCGCCGCGTCGGTTGACTCCATCGGAGAGGGATCAAATGTTACTAATTCTCCAGTCTCCAGTGTCGCGGTTAAAGGTTCATTCCCCCGCACAATCAAATAACGTTTTGACAATAAAGAATGTGTAATTTCGACCGTCTCAAAATCAAGCGTCCCTTCTGGATTCGAGGATAGTTTTAATTTATACGCTGAAATAACAGACGCTTCGCTCATCGTTAAATGTCCGGATTAAAAATAAAAGGCGGATTTGTGACGTACTGCTCAAATAAGGATAAAAACGTCGGGAGATTATCGCCATACGCTCCGTATAAATCAGGTAGATATAACGTCATTTCCGTGTCTTCTTGAATCGCGGTTTTCTCCGCGGTCACGGTAAAAGTAATAATCCAGTTTATATTATCTTCCGTGCTGTCCCCAATCGTGCTAGTGATTAAGCATTGATGGTCCTGAAGTCCTAAGCCCGAATCAAGCGACATTACGAAAGTATCAGCGCCGCCGGAAATATTATTCAGAAACGAATAGAAAGCCTGTCGGCCTAGTGGGGAGACAATCAGTGTGATACTAAACGGGACGGGCTCGAAGTAGGTATCACGGGCTGCTCTCGGCAGCCCACCTTGTACCGGATTGCGCACGATATTTGAACCGCGCGTCTGCGCGTAACCTTTCGATACTATCGGGCGAAGTGCTGCCGGAAACCGTAAGTCAGACATAATTAAAACCCTGCCATACCGCGAGTGGCGCGACGTGATTTTGATATTGATGAATTAGAATCTTGTAAATCACTGGATACTAACTCCCGAATAATAATTCTTAAGCGGCCTTCGTCATCTGTTTCTTGCTGCGCCGTGTCTATACGTGCAGATGTGTTATTAACAATAATAACACCATTATTCCCGCCTGACGAATTACCTGAGCTTTCGCCCATGATTTGACGCATCTGTTGCGCGGTACGCACGCGAGATGCGCCAGCAGGCATAATCACTTCTGGTTTGTTACGCTCCGCAATCGTAGAATATTGTCCTGCTGATAATGTGCCGCCCTGCTCACGTGCAGATCGAATCTTCGCTACGTTAGCCAGACCGGCGGCAATGGCGGCAGCCGCAGCCGCGATACCTAACGCGGGGCCAACGTATGGGATTGGTGCTAACGCCGAATATGCGGCTTGCGCACCTTTGTATGTGTCGATGATTGTCTGGGTAATCGCTGCCGCTTTATACAGGGCATTGTTTTCGCCTAACGCCGTTTTCAGATTCGAGGTCATATCTGACAACGCGCCTAAATATACTTCGTTCTTTTTCTTCTCTGATTCTTCGCTGATTCTTCGTTAATAGCTTCTATTGCGGCTTTATATTCTTTTTCGTTAATGATTTCTCGGTCACGGTATTCCTGCGCCTTCGCCTTTTTCGCGGCGGTTTGTGCGTCGATCATTTCCAGTTCAGAGGCATTTAACCCCTGAATTTCGGCAAGGTATTGGTCATGCTTGCCTTGTTTACGCGCGGCTTCTTCCCGACGCTTGTCAATTTCTTTCTGGCGTGCGTCTTCGGCGGTTAACATGATATCTGTACGGGCTTTTTCATAAGCCACGTCATCGACTAACTTTTCGGCGTTATAGTGCGCAAGTAGCGAAAGTTTTTGGCGCTCCGCAGCATCTATCTGGTCAAATTCATCCCCGCTTTGTCGCTGAACCCGCGCGATAAATTCATCGGCTTGTTTCTGCTGCCGTTGTAACTCGCGCTCGTCTCGTTTTGCTTGGGCTTCGGCGCGTCTGTTAGCGGCGTCTGCTTTTGCTTGGCCTTTCTTTTCTTCTGCGGCTTTCAGGTCGGCTAACTGCTGCGCCTCGTTAGCATCGGCAGCCGCTAAAGCTCTCGCGCGCTGCGCATCGTCTAGCCCTTCACGCTGTTGTATTTCGGTTTTCAGTAAAGCGGTCTGCGCTTTGATTGCTTCCGCGCCGCGCTTAGACTGTGCCTCTAACGCCGCGACGAAGTTATCTCCTGCCTGTTTTTGTTTGGCGTTGAATATATCAATCTGCGCGCCTAAATCCGCATAACGCGCCTTCAGCGTTTCGAGCATCTGCGCGCCGGTCAAACCGTTGGCAGTTGCTTCCTGCAAGACTTTGTTGAATTCGTTTAATGCGGTGTTTGCCGTGCCGTTTTGCTGAACCAGTACGGCGGTTTGTGCGGCTAAGTTCTGAACGGCTTCGGGGCTTTTCGTGCGTGCGACATTATCGAGACTAGAAACTAGGCCGAGCGCCTGTTCTTTAGATAGTCCTAACCCGTCCGACAATTCGTTAACGTAGGTGTATAGGTTGTTAGCGCCGTTACCGGCGGCCTGTGTGCGGGAATCAAGCAGAGCCAGAACATCGGCGGAATCTTTACCGGAGGCCGTTAAATTAGACAATTCGCCTGAGGCTTTGCTTAAGTCGACGGTATAAAGAGACGACCAGAACGAATCAAACTTATTCACGGCGTCAGCTGCCGATTGGCCGGCGGCGTCTATCTTCGTCTGCGCGTCCGCCATAGCTGCGGCGATTTTAGCCTGCGCTAAAGTCTGATTCGCGCCCGCCAGTTTTAAAATGTCGTCGGTTAACTCTTGCGCCCCGGTCTGACTCTCTTTCAAAACGGCGGCGAGAGACTTGTTAGCCTTCTCTAGGTCTTCCGTGCTGGTTTTAGCCGTGCCTAAAGAGTTATACAGCCCACCGCCAACGGCAGAAGCCAGAGCAATGACCGCACCAAGTACTGCACCGCCAGGACCAAACGCACCGGCTAATTGGGAGCCTTGTTGTCCGATGGCTACGAACGCGGATTGTCCAGACTGTAACTGTACGATTAAATCCTGTACTTGGTAGCCCGCTTGACCGGCAACCGTTTTGAACTTGGTTAAGCCTTGTGAGGCGGCGTTTCCGGATGCCGTATTGGTTTTATTTAAATCGGGGATTAATGAATTGACGGCCTTCTCCGCGCTACCGGCAGAAGAGGCCATTTCATCGAGTTGCTTATTAAATTCTGTTACGCCGTCCGTTTTGACACGGGCGACGAGTGAGGCGGTATCAGTCATGGTCTCGGCCTTCAAAAATAGCGTCTAAACTCATGATGAGCTCAGTCTCTAAGTGGCTAATGTCTCGACCTGTGACGTCTTTATAATCTTTTATATCGGCCCATTTAATAGGCTCTCTAGGTATTAATATAACTCTATCGCCATCGTCTCGCTGCATAAATTTCAATTCGCGATACTTTTCAAACACATCAAGAAACAAAACGGGGCAATCAGGCCCCGTTTCTTGTTTTACTTCCGGCGCTTGCATTAGCCCCATCGACACCATCGCGGCAATATGTCCGTCTTTGATACTGTCGAATTGTTGCCGTTTGTGCTTATCAACGAATTGATACTGCGCGAATTTATGCAGCGCTTCTACTTTTTTGCAAGTTCTGCTCTGCTCGCTGCATGATGTTTTGCGATAGCTTCAGCCAGTCCGCGATATTGTTTCAGTAACTTGATTAAATTCGACTTGGTGAATTTATCTTCAAGCGACCAGCCGATAACGATTTCGCCAGCAAACGCGATATTAAGCGGCTCGACTCCGGCGTTTAATTGCTCGTTGTATTCTGTCCAGTCGTTCTTTTCTTTACACTTCGCATCCAGCTCTGAAAGAGAGTCCTGTAAACGACGATATGCGGTGGTGTAATCGCGTCCTGCTTTAATTCCGGCGTCACAATCTGGGCCGATTACTTGCAACCACTCGCCGGAGTCCTCACCCGACGGCAGCAGAATCGGCATTTTAGAACCGGCGGCGTTTTTATCCGCATAACAAAAATCTGATAATTTCATAGCTATACCCTTCGGTTGTAAGGTGGTTGGTTAATCGTCGGCAGCGTTAACCAGGCGCTTTCGGGTCATGACCCTAGCCGACGATTAAGTTTTAGTACACTAAACGCTGAATCAGGATTGATGACTCGTTAGCACTACCGGTCGCTTGGCCTTCTAGAGTGATAGTAACCGATTCGGGCCCGCCGATTTCTGGGGTCGCTGCCGTTAATTGCGCATTCTTCAGCGTGAAAGACATCGCGCCGTTAACACCTGACAGAATTGACGTGACTTCAATCATGGTTTCGTTCAGGAATTTCTCAAGCAACGTTAAACTTGCCAGCTTGCCCGCTAACGAGAACGTGTTTTGCGCTGTGCCACGCTCAACGAAAGCAACGTCTGTGCTACCTAATGCAAACTGAGCCGAAGCCGTGTTGTCGTTGGCGATGGTGAAGGTATCAATCAGCTCAAGTGCGGTTGAGCCATCAAACGCCGCCACATCAACCGAAGCAAAAGGCTCCGCGTCGAATGAAGTCGGGAATGTCGAACCGCTCGGCAGCGCTTGCAGCACTTCTTGACTACGGCCTAAGAACGGGAACGAGCCAGTAACCATTGCATTAACTGCTTGTTCAATCGAGAAGCCGGAGAACTCAACGCCGCGAGTGATTACCCACGCGTCAGCGCCGCCACATGCGCCTTTGAACCATGTCAGAATCGAGAACGTTTTGCACAGTGCGCCGGTTCCTAACTGGTCGGCGGTCACTAAGTCAGTGGTTACGGTCGATTCATCTGTCAGAGTATGCGGGATGCCTGCGCCGGTAATTACTAAAGCCGTGACGGTTGTCGCGATGAACGGTTTAGCGTTATCACCGGTTAAGTTTGGGAAGTAAACTAAATCGCCTTCAGATACCGCCGCGGTAAAATCACCACTTGCGCGAGTGAATGTTTTTAGGTCCGCGTCAACAGTGATTGATAAACCAGCAACGGTCGAACCAGCGACCCATGATGACGTCATCGCACCCGCCAGCAAATCATCTTGCGATTCGGAGCTCAGCTCGATTGCGTACTCACCGGATACTTGTTTGTTGCCTGTGCGGATACTGGTTACCTCGCGGGATGCGTTCAGCTCGTTAGATACTAAAGCGTCACGAGTGACCGCAGGAACACCGCTTGTTGTGCGTAACGGCAGCCACGCCGGGCTAGAGGGGGTAACGCCTGGGGTAACTTCGGCGATGTAAAACTGCGCGGTCGTCGCGCCTTTGTAAGGGATTGTCATGCTATAACCTCGCAGTATAAGCCACAAAATTAATTGATAGTGAACGTGTCGCCCATCCATTAGCTACTTGCAACGGGCCTAGACTCACTGATTGTACTTCAGCACAGATATAATTTCGAGAAAACGGCACGCCAGCCTTGAAAACAGCGTTCAATTTGTCCGCCATTTTGTTAATCGGTGCGCTGCCGAGTGTAGATGAGTAATTAATATCGACCTGATAAATACCTGGGCGGCGCTCCGTAAATCCTAAATCACCTTGTTCGGTATCCGCCAGCAGCATGAACGACGCCAGATAAGGATTATCTGTTGATGTAGGCGCGTCGATATTTTCTAAGGCAATGGTGATTGCGTTTGTCGTGCCGAAGTTCATCAGCGCGATATCAAAGGTTTTCGTGAGGTCTTCAAAGTATGTGCTCATTTAACTTTTGCCGCCTCTTCTGCTAGTAGTGTGTTAAATCTCGTGACATTTACACGGACGACACCTTGTGGGGCTTGTTTTGAATACCCGCCTGTTGTGTTTGGGCCGTCTCCCGGATAGCCGCCGTACTCGATCACGTTTGCATAGGGTAGATTATTCGCGAGTGTAAATTCCCACCAACCCGGATTTTTTAGCACGAAGTTAGACATATCAGAGATAGCTTTTTCCCCAGTTACGTCCGTACCTTGCGCAACGGTTCTAATTGGAGTGCTGCCCGACGCCTGCCAGTTCATACGAAAGCGCCCAGTGTCAACCGGGCTACCCTTAATGATTGCGCTAAACAATTTAAAAGACGTCTGACGCATAACCGTTTCGGGATTCTTTTTCGCTTTCGCGACAAATGCGGCAACGTCTAATGTTAAGCTCATTTTCGTACCTGAATGAAATATGCAATCGTTACGTCATTGATAATCTTAGACTCAATCCCGACGATTGACCACTGAGCGCCGTTAAAACTCACTTTATCCGTCAATTCAGGTTTTACCAGACCATCAGCTTTAAGCATCACGTCGCCTGATTGAATCGTCGTTCCGTCAACTAATCCGGCTTGAATCGGTACGGGTACGGCGTTAAGCGGTATCGAAGTGCTCGCAGAAAAAACATATTCACCCGCGTTACTGTCCCACGTTTTAGCACCAGCACGTACTAATGAAATAGTGCTGCCGTATTTAGACAGCAATCGCGTTGATAGGTCGCTCATTCGTCCGGCGAAGGTCATTCTGTGGTCTCCAAGCGAGACACTACTAACAACGCAGATGGCGAAGTACCCCATCCGGCAGAAGATGCGATAGCGAACACGCCGCCATAGTTAGTACCAGCGCTATCTCGCAGGATTTCCATTGCTAACGTTTCGCCGCCTGTTTCCGCGACAATCACGACGCGGGACTCTGTAGGAATGGTAACATCAGCGCTTACTAGTTTAACTGCGGCAGGAACTCCATATGCCGCACCATTATGAATAACGCGGCTAAACAGAATAGACGTTCCGCTCGCGCCCGTGCGTCCGCATTGTAATTTAATGCGCACAGCGTAGACGCCAGCCTCGTTAAAAGTTACCAGACCTGCGGCGTTGATCATCACAGGGTCGGAGGCTGAGTTTTGTGCAGCGCCGAAAGTAACTTGCAGCGGCGTGTCCAATGCTGACGGCGTTTGCGTTACAGTAGAATAGGCCCGTAGCACTTCGACTTCTTTTGCGCCGTACATCATCGAGTCGGCGGTCTGTGTAGCTACTTCTCGAACATCCGCGGGCGTGATTTGCCCGACTACGTTATCCGGTAGGTTTTCGCCAATCAGGGTAAAAAGTTCTGTTTTAGTCAAGGCCATAATTACCCCCGCGTCACATTAAAAGTTACGCCGTTATTCATACCTGTTAACAGCGGCTTCAACTGGTCATAACATTTCGTGATTTTAGTAATTGCGCCCGTGCTGCCGTTGTTAAAGTACGACACGGCCACCGCGCCAGTTACTTGCTCGGATGCTACGACACGGCCATCGGAAGACGCGCGGGCGTCCAATCCCGCACCAATTTCTGAAGCCGCTACGACTTGTGCCATCATCAGACGCATAGGAATTAACGTTTCTGCTTGGTCAAATCCGAAGATTGAAACATATTTACGCGGATAGGCCAGCGTCTGGTCTGCGGATACGCGGGAGCCTTTCATTTCAGGCTCGAACAAGCCAACATATTCAGCCCCATTGCGCAACGCGATTTCGGCCTCGTCGTCATCTGTCGGCAACGTCCAGCCGTATTTTGCAGCTAATGTGCGGGCGTCTGCTAAGGAGATGTAACTGTCCGCGTCGGCTACGACTGCGCCCGTCTCAACGATTAGAGCCATAATTTATCCCCTGTCCCGACGGGCGAGAAAATAACCATATGATTTTCAAAGTCCACTTCCACCTCGCACGATATGCCGTTTACGTCGACGGTAACAAAGTCCTGTTCCGTGTGGATAAAGTTATCCACAGACTTTGACGATAGCACGTCGCAAACATGACGGACGGCATCTTTTGCGCGTCGGATATGTGTGGGAAATGGCAGTTGCATTTATTCAGCCTCGTTGCGGCGTTTACGTTGCCGTTTTATTGGCTCTTCATGAACCTCTTCAGCGTCCGCAGGTTTAAACTTCGCATCAATAATCTTATAGCCTAATCCGCGTAATTCCGCTTTGCGCTCTTCGCTTACGGGATGCGGCTCATAAATTACAGGTTTCATAATCAATTCCAAAGATAAAAGGGGCTTTCGCCCCTAATATTAAGCAGCTGATCCAATCGCCAGAGTGCCCAGGGTATGCTTGTTAGATGTAACAGCTTTATCCCAGTTAGTACCGGTGAACAGTTCCGCGTCAGTTGGTGACTTGCCGCCGTTCGCAGTGTCCCACGCATAGCCTTTCAGTTTCACACCGAAGGTGTAATCGGCCTGCCATGTGGTCTCGATGCGAGTGTTGCCGTTTGTGGTTTCCATGTTAGTAATGATGTCGCCAGCATTATCAACGATGATACCTTGAGCAACCACCGACAGCACTTTGTCTTTGTTCGGTGTACCTGCTTCGTACAGTGCCGGAATATCAGACACGACAAACAGCTTGCCGAGGATTTCCACAACTTGCACGTTACCAGACACGAACAGTTGACCCGCGTTAGCGATTGCTTCCCCAATCAGACGGTGATAGACGTCACCGGTCATCACGTCAGCAATTAACAGTTGAGACTGGTCACCAAATTTGCGGTGTGAGTTGTTCAGCACTACCTGAGTAATACCGCCTGAGCCTGAAACGTCGTTCACCAGCGCCGCAACGTTTTCAACGGCAGCAACCGCCGCACCGACTGAAGTGTTTAATTGGTCCGCTAACAGCGCATCAGAGAAACCCTCAGAAATCGCCATGATTGCTGCTGCTGGTGATTTTTGCAGGTAAGACAGTTGCGATGGCTCGAACAGCACAGGGCCAAAGCCGCCCGCTACTTTCACGCCGACTAATTCGCCTGCGGTCAACGCGGTAGACGCTTGAGACGCGATTGCGGCGTAACGGTCAACACGACGCTGGGCACCTGCTAATGACGCGAAGAATGATTCTTTGGTGAAATCACCTTCCCAGGCTTGCGAGTTCAGCACGATTGCACCGCCTGAAGCTGCGTTGAACTGATTAATTTTCTGAGCTAACAGCTCGATTCCTGATACACTTTCATGTTTGATAAAGCCATGATTCACACCTTATTTGAATTTAGCGTTAAGACGCTGTTGAATGTCGGCTCGCGTGCGAGCGATGCCGGTAAGATTCCCATTCGTGGCCCCGCCATTCGTGGATTTGTTACCGCCAGCCCCGCCGCCGGTAGCCGCATCAGCTTTCATCAGATGCGAAAAGGTTTTATGCTCGCGCAGGTATTTTTTAAACTGCGCTGGGTCGGTAGTAATTACGTTACCGTCCGCGCCCATGAATTTTGTCACGATACTGTCACCGTCGAATTCTGTCTTAATGAACGGAGCCAGCACATCGGCGGCGGACGGGTCGATAAAGTCGGCGACCATCGCGCCCAACACGGCTTTACGTTCACTTCCAAGAATTCGCTCAGACATTGCATTCAATCGCGCATCTTTCTCGGCCAACACGGGCTCATATTGACTGCGGATTGTCTTTTCGAATTCATCCATTTTACCGGCGTTTTTCGCTGCCGTTTGTTCAGCCAACACTCGGGCGTTTTCGGCGTCTTTCGCTTTCTGCGCAGTCGCTTTCTTTTCATCAAGCAACGCCTGATTATTCGCTTTCAGACCCGACACAATTTCGTCAAGCTCAGCCTGAGTATATGTCTTCGCCGTCTGTTCAGTTGTACCGCCGGAAGCTGCGCCGTCTGCGCTGGCTTCTTCGCGTAAAATGTGTTTTAAAATCTTGTGCATAATGTCCTCTGGACGTATCGACGGGCCGCCCGTCTTTCACATAAAAATATAAATTATTTCCTTGCTAAATGCAAAATAATCAATTAAGGTTTGATTGAATGCAACCAACAACACGGACAAAATATGATTAAAGCCCCGATACATAAAAGTGATGATTACGACGACGAGTTTATCTATGTTGTAGATTTGTTTGATAAAGACGGCGATTATGTTTGTTTGTCCGCTAATGAAAGTACTGCGGATGAGTTAATTAAAATAGTAAACAACCACGCAGAACTTATAAAAAGTCTACACGATATGGTTGAAATCGTTGGTAGTAACTTTTGCGCAAGTATGGAAGTGAAACGTAAATACAAAATAGCGCGTGATTTGTTAGAACAAATTAAATGAGCCCCATCACTGGGGCTTTTCTTTTGTCGCGTTCCTAATCCAATCCTGCAAACGATACACTTTCAGCCTCAACGTTCTAACACATTCCGCGTTTTGGACATCTATCTGTAAATCCTCATCGGCATCACTTGACGGTTCCGCCAGCTTGCACGGGGCAGTCATCAAATCCGGCAAGACAGTTGGCATTTGATACGGCACTGGCTTTGATGCGCACCCGGTCAGAATCGAACACACAAACATTACGCCCAGGAGTTTTAATATATTTGACCACATCACGATAAATCACCTCTGTTTTCTGTTTTCCCATCTCATCGGCGGCGGCGGCTTTCGCGTCGTCTTCTTTTTGTTGCCGTTGTTGTGCGGCGAGTCGTTCGGCTTGCTCTTGTGCCTGCTCTGATAATAGCGCTGTCTGTCCGTCCTGATAACCTGAATGATGCTGATACAGACCGTTCAAATACGCGATTATCAGCCCCGCCAGGAACGCTAACAAAATATTTTTCATTTTTGCTTCCTATATGTTGCCGTATGTATTGACTTTTACGAAATAAAATGATAAGCTCAGCGCGTTAGCTTTGCGGCACCGCCTTAAAGCGTGCCACAGCCAAGCGCAACGGCGCGGCCTTGAGCTTAGTCAGAATCTCTCCTGTAACTCCTTGATTTCTATCATGTTTTTACCTCTCTAAAACGGCAATTAATCATATGCGCGTAAGTCATTGATTTTATTACTTTCGCAAAACTTTTCGCAAATTGCTTAAATTTTGCGTAACCTTTGTTTTCAATGACTTACGAGACATAAGCACTACAATGAACTATGATACAAATACTTGTATAATGTACTTATATAACTATTTATATCTACTTTTTAGCTCGATGCACCGTTTAAGTTTCGCCCATTAAAAAAGTTATTGCAAACGGCAGCGGATACGCTATTATTAAGCCGCAACCAACAAATAAACAGGGGTTATATTTATGCGACAAAAATTTACGAAAGGCGTTAAACTACTTAGCGGACTTAAACTGGAGGTATACACAGCTCTTGAAGTACTTGGGGGTAAAAGATATTCAAGTGACCCTGAGCTGGTGGGGCTATCGGGGGTGTACCCTGATGAAATATCCCGAACTATGGCAAATCTTTATATGGCGGGATACATACAGCGTGAACAAATACCCTCGTCGGAGGGGGTTAAACATGCCGTGTGGTGGTACTGGGTTCCGGAGGGGCAAAAGCTAGAGGATGTGTACGCGGATAAGGCCAATCTTTCTGTTAAAAGTTTTAGGGACCGATATGGGCCCACCCCCGATAAAAATAAACCTAAAGTAAAAAATACAGCACCAACTCCTCTAATGGAAGCCGCGCGTATCGCAGACAAAGCAAACGCAGAGCGGCATGATGGTTTACTTTTTGAAGTTGGAGACTTGGTGCAGTTCATCCTACCGAATTTATTCGAGAACGTTGTTAGAGTTCTTTTATTAAAAGGCCCAACGGTGGTTTATGAGGAGCACAACGGATACATAGATGTCGCCCATATTGATGAAGTTAAACCAGTTACGGATGAAGCGCTATCCGAATTCTGCTCAAGAAATGATTGGATGCGCGATTTTAAAGAGCAATTTGGTTATCCACTAAGTTATGAGGCAGTCCGGCAGCTATATATCGACCTCAAGGACGGTAAAATCAAAGCCCCGAAATAGGGGCTTTTCCTATTTCGCCAAATAATCGGCAACTCGTTTGTCCAGTTCCGCCATTTCTTTAATGGTTAGCGGGTTGCCGAAACCGTCTACACTCGCTACGCGGAACTCTTCGGGCGTCATACCCGCGTTCCTGAATATCTTGCCGCGCACAGGGCCTAACGCCTCATCTTGAAACCACGCAGGCTGTGATTTCAGGAACTCGTAGTAAGTCATATCTGCGGCAACTTGTGTCCCGCCTTCCGCACCCCGCGCGGCACGTTTAGCGCCTTTATCTAAGAAGTCGAATTCTGAACTAATCGCCGGGGCTACTTTATCCCTACAAAAAGGATGAAGAGGCGGTACTGGTCCTTTACCGAATTCATAGATTTCGTTCGGTGGCAAATTGCGGCAGATGTCGGAGGTCCGTTTATCGAACGTCACAATAATCTCATACCCGATAACCACATCATCGTTTTTCTTGTACGTCTCCATTGTCGCTTGGTTAGATACATGGGCAATTGCCGTGTGAACCATCGTCTTAACGTGACGCTCTGAGATATCCATCAATCCGCCCGCGCCTATGACCTGCTTCACTATCTGGCGCGTCGGCAGCCCTTGCACGAATCCTGTTTTAACGCCCATGACGAGTCGTGATATCTCCGTGTCAGACCAGGCTGCTAACAGTTTGGTGAAATCAACGGGGCGTCCGTCGAGCTGCAACGGGTTGAATTTGATTGCTGACCAGACTTGCTCGGGGCTTGGCGTTGTGAAGTTTGCCACCACGTTCTTTTGTAGCGTTTCTGTCGTAAATTCCGATTCATAGACGCTCAAATCCTTTAGGTCTTCTAGTAACACGGCATCCCAATCAGAGGTAATTCCGTAAAGGGCATCGTTTAAATCTTTCAGCATGGCGGTCAGGCGCGCCCTGGTGCGGCTATCGTCGCCAAAGGCTAAGACTTGCTGCCGTATCTCATCACGTAATAGCGTCAGATACGGTGTGAACTTGTTGGCCTCTTGCGTCGAATAACGCTGAAGCCATATTTGATGGGCTATAAAAGCGGATTGCAGACTCATAATTTCACCAGTTGGTTGTTTGTCTAATCATTGCGCAATGAAAAAGATATTGCAAATTATCGCTGCGGTGCTATATTGAGAATGCAACCAACAATTATCACAGGAGATTAAGAAATGGGATGTGATATTCACGCTCACGTAGAGGTTCTAAAAGACGGCGCATGGAGAAACGCGTCTTTGTACAGTAAAACCGACAATGAGCTAGAAAGGGTTAACCCCGTATGTGATAGATGGTATCACCTGTTTTCGCAAATGGCAGGCGTTAGAAACTATTCGGGGGAGACACCGATATCTGAGCCTAGAGGGCTTCCAAGCGATATATCCCTAGAAACAAAGCTTGATTCCGAGGAATGGGGTGCGGACGGTCACTCACATAGCTGGCTTACTTTTGACGAAATGCGCGATTACACAAAAGCGTTACCGGAAGAAAACCGAACAATGACCGCTTTACTTCAAATAATGACGATATCCGCAAACGCGTATTGGGTATTTGATAAAGCAAAAATACGAATAGTATTTTGGTTCGATAATTAAGCAAAGAAAACCCCGCCTAAGCGGGGTTTTCTTCTTGCGTCGGGTCCTGATTATCCGTGTTATTGGCCTTCGCCGGAATATCCCCCGCAACGTCCGTTGTATTAGTCGGCAACGGCTGATTTAGTAGCGCGGTCTGAATCTCTTCATCTTTCCAGTCGGTAACACCCGCCTTACGCAATGCGGAATAGTAAGCCGTTGCCGGTAGTAATCCAGCGTTGATATCCGCCATCCATGCGGCGCGGTCTTGCGCGGTCATCTGTTGCAAGAAGAACTCAGTATTTAGATGAAACTCGATATCCGTGTCCGGCTGTTTCATCATTTGCGCGACCCACTTGAGCGCCTTCTCATACGCCTCTGACACGTTCTCCGCAATCGTAGCCATTACAGACGTATCAGCGCCACGCTGTAATCGGGCGGACTCTGCCGTAACTTGCTGCGTCGGTGTGATTAGCTGCGCACCAATCTGTACGGCTTGCTGCTCTTTGTCTAACATGCCCTGGCGTGCGGACGAGTTAGGATTCGCCTGTACTAACGTAACCGTGCCGCCTGCCCCGATATTGTGACCCGTGCGGGCGCCCATTTTTACACCATTCGGGTTAGCCTCGGCGAAAGATTCTTTCGACATGCTTTCACCAGGGGACACAAACAACGTGGGCTGACCGACAACGAAGCTAGATTCCTCATTGTCAGCACTGTTGCGATAGTGACCGATGTTCAATTCCGCCAACGGCAACAAAGGCGCATCATCAATCGTGTGGTCGTTATTCGTCGCACCGATGAATGTAAACGGAATTTCACCCGCAGGTAGATTGCCTAATGTCGGGAAAATCTCCAGCACATCGCCGCGCAGTTCGCCTTCATAGCCGAATTGATAGATGCGCTGGCGGTACTTGCCTTCGAAGATATCTAACACACGGTATTGTTCGCCGATATGCGTGTAAAACTCATTCGCGCCGTCTGTGTATTCGTACCATTCGCGCAGTACGACCATCACAACACGATTCACAGACCCGACACGCTCAAGACGCCAGTTCGTAATATTTTCGGCGGCATAAAACGCAATCGTCGGGTTGAGTAATCCCGCGTTTTGCTCTGCCATCGTTGCTACTTCTACATTAGGCGCGTCCACCAGCAAGCCGCCACGACCGACTGAATCAAGCTCGGATAGTGTGTCTTGCGTGTGTTGAAACAGGCCGACGCCGGAGCCGTCACAATTCTTAAACAGATAATCGAGCGGGCCTTTCGGTTTCTCTTGCTGCCGTGTTTCGCCCTTCGTTTCCATTTCTTTCTGCAGATGCACTTCTGGCGGCTTGCGCATTACCGCGCCGACCATACCGGCCAACGTGCGCTTGGTGAAGTTGTAACAAATCGCGCCGTCCTCGTATTCTTTCTGACGTTTCGCGCCATACTCTTTGTCGGGCTCGTTCTGCCCGACGTTACGAAGATACGATTTTAGGTCACCAGCCAACGCATGGCGTACCTTTTGCCACGACTCGAACCCTTTGTCATAGTCGCGATGTTTCGTCTTTACGTTATGAGCATCAGACATAATTATTCTGCCTTTTCATAAGTAGCGGAGAATATTTCGGGTTTGCAAGGGTAGAACTCACCATGAACCCCTTTAATAACGTAATCGCCGATATTTGCCAGCATAGCGCCTTCTAGCGTTTGTATTAGGATACCGACGGGATTAGTTTTTTTAAGAAAATCGCGTTCGTTGATAAAATGCCTTATATGTTTAGCCGTTCCTAAGAACGTTTCTACTTCTCCGAAATTATCTGCGGTTAATTGTACGGCTTCGATAATTACTGGTTTCTTTCTAAATTTCATACAAACCTCACAAAGCAAATGAAATAGGGATGTTCGCTACTGGTTTTCTAACAGGCAGCTCATAGGCCATCGGGTATGTCGTGGCGTCGTTTTGGTGGTCGACCCCAGACGATTTATCAGGCTCGCCATTTTTGTCATATGCCTGCTGTTCTAGCCCGCGTGCCGTGACTGGGCATTCTTTCGCGTTCACCTTCACAATACCTGATTCGAGCGCCTTATTCATCGCCAGCACGCGGTCTTTAACCGCCGGATTCGTTGATTTCACTCTAACCTCGAATCCCGCTTGCTGAAATAGCGCAATATCAGATATTGATGCGCCGTTACTCTTACGGGCTTTTCCGCTCGCATCTGGATAGATTATGATTCTATGCCCGTGGTCTTGCCAGCGCTCTTTAATCACGCGGATGACGTCCGGCGTGTCGAATAGGTCTACTAACTCGGCAACGATATGCCATTCATTGTAACGCTTCACATAGATTGTAGACGCCATCTTGCCAACGTTGAAATCCTGGCCAATGTATAGCGTCTCGTTCGGCTGGATTGTCTCGTTGCTATTGCACTGCTGCCGTTTGTA